TTGGGTTCACTACTAGCTTCTGTAGGTTCTGCTGCAGTAGAGCCTTCCTCGACCAAGAGGGATGCTGCAACTTCTGCATCTACTTCTACTCCGTAGATTCCACCGTCTATGTTTTCTGACATAAATGTGTTCTCCTAATTAAAGTTATTCGTAAAGAAAATCCGACAAATAATCTTATTGTCAAATAATATCTGGTGACTTTCACTCATTTTATGTTCTGTACTGTTCTGGGATGCGATTCATCATGTCTGGGGCACCTTCCAACTTCCGCATTATCTCATCTTCATCGGTTCCCATTTCACCCATCTCTACATCTGACATCGGCTCCATAGCCTGGGCCTGTTGGGCCTGTTGTTCCATCATGGCCCTGATCAGTTTTTCTTTACCAGGTAATTCTATGTTTTCCAAAATGTAGATCGGATCCGTAACAAGACCCATCTGCATAAGCTGCAAGATCTTGTTTTCAATCCATTCCTTGTTTTCTGGTAACATGGATCCAGCCTTGGCCCTAACATTGAAATTCATATTCTGCATCATGGTGCCAATATATTTTTGTTCCAGCATACCAGTATCGGTTTCTAAAGAAACTGAATGTTCCTCCGTTCCTAGATTCTGGATCATAGCAATCCACATTGTCCCCAGGGTCTGGACCGCCTGGTCCACTGCCCTGGCCTTAAAATCAATCTTGGTAGTAGAAGCCTGGCGGTAGATCTGAGCCTGGACTCCACTGGTTACACTGGCATCAGCCTTACCTTGGGTGGCCTTGTTCACACCACTGATCGTTTCAAACATGTCAACCATTAATTCATAAAAGTTGAACACATAACCAGGCATACTTGCAGGTTGCTGCATATTCACAGCACCTGGGCCACGCTTACGGACCACACTGCCAGGCTTGTTTGAGATCTGGTCCACTACATCTGTAGTTTCATCTACTACCCACATTGGGTTTGCCATCAAATGAGTATTGTCCATGATCTGACTGGTTAAGCGGTCCAGTCCTAGATTTAATGGCTTGAGTCTCTTGGGTTCTGGTTTGCCCCAAAAGCTATGTGCGGATCCACCATTCTTTAACATGATAAACGGGAATGGATGAGCCACATGATTTTCTTTGGTTAGGAAGGGATATTTTGTCGGACCGTCATAGAGAAGAACACCATTACAAATTGTGGTCTGTCTTACCATGCCAGGATACTTGTTTTTCTCCGTTGTTTTACCTTCGGATTCAGGATCTTCAACATATTCCTTAGTGTAATCCCTGGCATAGCATTCTATGATCAGTGCCCTTTCTTCCAGATCCTTCATGGCCCTGTTGGTGTTCTCATAGTAGTTTGTTTCCGATCCCGTGGTATCTGTGACCTGGGTGATATCACTGCCACCCATCTGTACATCATTGATCTTTAACGCCTGGTACTTCTCCAGTGACGATTGCGATTTAACATATTTCCCATTCTCGTACTTGTCCCGAATCTGCCATAAAGGTGTGGCAGCAGCATAAATAACATACTCTGCATTTTCTAACTTTGTCGCAGAAGGGTTTACAAAGAAAGCAAAGGGATCCACCACATCCGCATCTGGTAGATCATCATCGTTGTAATGGACCTTTAGGATCCCATTGCCATACACGAGATAATCAAGTAGCCAATCAGGTATCAGGTTTTGCATATCCCTGATCACCCACAATTCATCTATTTGTTTCTGTAGGATCTCGGCTGCATTGGACGATACATCATCATCCCCTATACTAATAATATCAATTTTTGGTGGCCTACTGGAAAGAATAGGAATCATTGTGTCAATAGCACTGGCTATTAAATCTAATGTTACCTGGTTCTTAAAGTTGGGCATGTTCATACCGCCCCAATGATCACCCATGTAAAGTTTTTCAGATTCACGCCATACCTGGGATGTGTTGGATTTGGACTTGTGACAAATATCAAACATAGTCTCACTACGCTTGATTATTCGCTCTTCATCTTTACTGGGCTGATATTTTTCTAAACTCTCATTAACCATTAGTCTCGCTCCATTTTTATTATTCCTTCTTTCATCTGGGCCATGACATCTATTATACATATCAAAGATGTATGATAGTCCCGTGCCTGTTCACCCAAACTCTTTACCAATGCTTTCTCATCTTCAATGTTTTTGATTTCAGGGATATCACTGCTTTCCCATCTGTTTTTCATAAAATTAAATACCTCTATCTTCATGCCCTGATACCTTCATAACTGGTGTCCTCGGATAGCAGCTTGTCTAACTCCTTCTGTAACCAGGGCTTCTGTACAACCTTCTTCGGCCTGGCTAAATAATGTAGTATATAACGCATTTGGTCAGCATGGTGATCCTCACCTGTGGTATCCATGTCCTCTGGCTTCTTATCATCATGTACTAAACTCGGTATGGTCCTGATAAATTCTTTGCAATTAGAAAAAATTTTTAATCTCGGAGGCTGGTTATCAGCATGATCTAAGTACTGCCGACATAGGTTCCAGCCGTTTATTCTTTCATTGTTTGCTTTTATTATAGTTATTCCGTGCCTACCCATGATGTCGGCAATACTCATATTTGTAGGTGCTACTACATCAGACCTGTTAGTGTTTTGCGGATTACGAATCCACATACTTGGATCTCCAACTGTCATCATATATCTTTCATTCCCTGATAACTCCATTATCTTGTCAATGTGATAACTCAACTCCTGACCAGACACATAATGCTCACGGTATAAGTAAATGTTCCCATCAAAATCTACCGCATACCATCCACATGCGAATGGAGCAGCAAAGCCATAATCAATAGATCTGTACTTGTACCACTCATGCGGTATCTCAAAAGGATCTACAACATGAACATCATGTCTCCACTTCTGGAAAAACTGCCCAGAAAATATGTCCCAGTCTCCATCAAGCCATGCCCTGCGTAATTCGTCAGGTAAAGCCTTCAAACTTTCAATATACTCTGGATCTTCACGCATGATAGTAGGGTTATCTGTTACCTTACTAGGTACAAAAATCCGTGACTTTCTACTAGTTTTGTCATAATAGGTTTGGTTCCTGGCTACATCTACGAACCTGGCTTTTACCCAGCCATGACCAGGACCCCCTGGGTTTGTGGTCCCAAATACCTGGGCCGATATACCAGGTATTGTGCTCCTGGCTGATGAAATCAACCTTAAATAATCTAACTCATTCGGAATTAGAGTTAACTCCTCAATAGCAATCTTCTGGTACTCCTGACCTAAATACTTTGTCCAGGCATCTTCATTAGATAAGTGACCCGTCCAAATCTTGGCCCCCGATGGGAATTCAAACTGGGCTGGGTTCCCCGTGACCTTGACACCCATGTACCTGTACATGAACTTGGCCCTGTCTATCCAATCCTTTAAATCATCGTAATTACGCCTGATGACTAAACCCCTGTACCTGGGGTTGACTATGTAGTCTGGCTCTACCATCCATACCGTCATGGCCTCAGTCTTACCTCCCCCCCTGGATCCACCAAATAAGATCTCTGATTCTCTCCTGGTTAATACATCAGTCTGTGGGCCAGGATGGGGCTGCCATATAATTCGCTCTTCCATTACCGTTCACTCCTAACAAACTCTACCAGTAGTTTAATGTCTGATTTAATTTCTGCCATAGACTCCTTCAAATCAGCCATTGCCTTAGCGTTGTCTTCGTGTCTTTTACCAAATTCATTCTTTACCTCATACAAACTAAACACCAAAAATCTGTATAGTGCATAAATGGCTCCGAGTAATAAAATTAACGGTAAACCATATTGTTCAATCAATCCCAAAATTCCGTTGAGTTCCATTACTTACGCTCTTCCATTATTCATGTAAAACTCTACTAATCTCTAAAACATTGAACTTTTGAACTTTGAGACGGTGAAAGTTCAATAGTTCAATTCCTCTGATATAAGGGATTTTAAGGTTTCCCTGTTGCTTTGTTATATATTTCATTCTGGTACCATAAAAACAATTGTGGGACCCCTATTCCGAAGGTGGGGGTGGGGGGTCATTTTCCTGGGAGACTTCTACTGGGTGGACTGATTTTATATGGCCTGTCTCTAACCCCCCCCCGTTTATATGGGGAAGTGGGGGGGGTAGGGTAGGGGAGTCCTTCTTCGGTGGCAGAGCAATCACACCTATGTGGGTAGCAACCTCTGCTGTTATCTCCTGGGCCTTCAGGTCAGGAGCTATCTTGTTAGCGACTATCTTCCAGGCATCCTTCTGCCTGGGATCATCATCATCTAATGCAGCACCAAGGATCTTCTCTAATACTAATGGTGTTGATGGATGCTCCCTTAAATACTTACCGAAATGACTAGGCTTACGGCCTGTAGGATTACCGCTTACACCCTTCACCCAGTTTGGATTGCCGCCTTTATTCTTCATCTGTATCTATACTGTATCTAATTACTGTTATCATATGATTTCTCCTCGGTAAACGCTGGCTTGTAATGCGTGATGAGATAAATCGGACCGCCTGGACCCTGGATTTTCCCAGGATTGCTCACTTGAGCCGAATAAACATATTTTTATAAATATTCATACAGCAGTATAAACCATTGATTTAATCTCGACAAACCAAATCGATGACTTTGCCCAAATTTATACTTTACATAAACTCTTGTATTACTTGTTATACAAATGTATATTGTAGGTGCAATGAGAATAAATCAACTACCTAATGGAGGCAATCATGGCATCATTACAACTCAAATATGATGACATTTATTATTGCTCTTACTTCAAGGCCAATGGTACTCGTACATCCAG